CCTGACTTCTCTATCTTGCCAAGCACCTCATTATAGAGTTCACCCTGGTTAGCCGTCAGTTTCATAACGGTCTTGAAGGCTTGAACCGACCCAAACAACTTAGTCAACGCCTCTTCGTTACCGCCGGCCTTCTGCACCACGTCATTCAAGAAGGCGGAAAACCCCTTAGATTTGATCGCGGCCGCATTGAACTGCAACCCTAACTTCGCAGCAGTTTCCGCAGCATCGCCAGTCGGCTTGAGAACGTTGACCAAGGCCATGTTCAAGCCCGTGGCTGCTTCCGAGGCCATTGCGCCCTGCAACGTTGCAGCTGCCATTCCCGCGCCGAGCTCCTCGAACCCAATGTTAAGCGCGGCCGCGGTAGGCACGACGTCGCCCATGCTCGAGCCAAGCTCCGCGATGGTCATAACACCGTACTGAGTCGAGGAGAACAGGATGTCAGATGCTGCGGCGGTGGTCAGTCCTTGCTTGCCGTAAGTGTTGGCGATGTTACCCATCAACTTCAAGGTGCTACCGAGCTCCGCGCCACCAGCTACCGCCAACTTGTTGGAGTCGTCCATAATGTTGACGGCTTGCGCCGCCGTCGTGGCACCGGACGAGATAGCGTCATACATCGCCTGAGTCTGCTGAACGGGCATCGTGCCGTACGTTTGCGCCAGCGCTAGCGTAGAATCCTCGAGCATCCGAGTAGAAAACTCTGCCGGATCCGCGATGGTCTCAACGAGGGCAATGCCCTTTTCGAACTGGCGAGCTTTGTTTACCGCCATCCCCATACCGATAGTGAGCGGCGCGAAGCCAAGTGCAAGCTTGCCCATGCCAGCACCCATCTTCGCGGCGCCCTGGGTGACCATGTTGGCGTTCGACCTCAGTCGCTCGAACGACACCGCAGCCTGGCCCATCTCGTTTATCGCTGACCGAGCATCAAACTGCAGTATCGCTTGCAACAGTAGGCTTTCGCCGGCCATCGATCACCTCGCTCTTAGTCTCAACCTCGAAAGTGTCTTCTTCGCCTTCTCGATTTCCTTTATCTCCGGTTCCTTCGCTTCAGCGATCAATCTCAGGTACTCATTCATCTCCTCTAAGTCCAAGTCCATCGCGTCCAGAACTACACCTCCGTTTGAGTGGTAGGTGAGGACGAAGAGGATGCGGATGACTTCCCGCTTGTTTGGGAGCGGGAAGAACTGGCGAAAAAAGATTGATATCCCCAGTTGATCGGCTGCACTATCTGCCCCTTACACGTTGGCTTCGGACAGATAAGATCCAACTTCAACTCGGTACCGATATGGTTAGCATCTAACTCGCCGATGATCTGCTCGATGTCATAACCGCTGATCGTATCGATTTCCTCTTGGGTAAGAGGATAATCCTCCTTACCCTTGACGCCGCGGATCGAACCCAAGACCATCGCCAGCTTCCCACCTTCGATATCGAAGCTTCCCTCGATCTGGGCGTTCATGACATTGGCCCACCTTGCTGGGCCCATCGATAATGTCTTGACCTTCTTTCCGCGTATCGTGATAGGGCCATCGAGGTCATACTCCCAGTAGGCATCATCGAGCTTACCGATTGACACAACAGTCAAGCTGTTGAGATCGCCTACGAACTTGAACACGTGCCTGCAGCTCGGGCAGGTAATGTCCAGCGCAAGTGTTGGGCCAAGCGACTGCAACCGTGCATAGCAGTAGGCGTAAAACACATCACCCACGTACATCTGGTGGATAACGAGCTTTTTCTCTTCCGCCTTCATCACAGTGAAGTCGTGCGGGCCTATCTTAGTCGCCAGCACCGATAACACCATGACTACATGCTCAGCCATACCGAGCTCTCTGGAATCGCCGCGCAGCTTGCCCAGCTCGCGCATCGTTCCGCCCGTCCACCGCTTGAACGCAATCTCTCGGTGAAAGGTCCCCGACTGGTCCTGAATGCCGATAGGGAGCAGCGCTCCCCGTTCTCCCAGGGTCGAAGTCTCTCGACCCTCCTCTTTTGTTTTTGACACAGCGCACCTCCAATCAGCCTTTTGGCTTTGTTAGGCCCCGCTGTAGTTGGGGCTTGTCTAAGGTACAGGCGTGATCTCGTCAGCCTGAAACTTGTAAGTGATCATCCCTGGATCGCCGTCGTTCGCCATGTCCCCAGCGGGCACGGTTCTGCCTGAAATCCAGAGATTAGTGAACTCAAACGGGAGAATCCTTGCGTTATCAGCTCGCTCGAAGACCAGCGATCCCGCCTTTCGATAACCAGGGGTAACCGGGTCCTTCGCCTGGTTGTACCACTGGTCCAATGCGATTCGCTCCACTTCATGATGCATAGGGATGCTACCCGAGAACTCGATCGGATCGGTCTGACCACCACTGCGTTTCGTTCTATCCGGCATAGTCACTATGGTCAGTGTCTCCTCGATCTCGTCAGTCGTAATCAGCGTGAGTTCCGGCAGGCCAGTGACCAGCAGCCGAAACTTGTTCACGGGATATGGATTCTCTTGTATCTTGCCTTTCAACATGTCGGTACCTCCGGCCAGTTCATCCTTTAGTCAATGCCTGTTGCCTAAGTTTAGCTACTCGACGTCCACTGGCTCGAGCACGGCAGATGCCGTCAGTCCAGTCCCAGCGGTAGGAGCAGCCGAAACCACTAAAGCGATAACGTCACCCGCTACGCAGTCGACATCTAGGTCGAGAGACTTCTTCGTCCCATCCGTCTCATCGTGCGCGGTTGATAGCTCGCCTTGAGATACGCCGTTCTTGTGGACCTGAACCGTCGTACCGGTTGCCGTTCCGCAAACACCTACCGATGTCCGCAGGTTGGTCAGTTTGTGCGGCTTGTCCAACACAACGCCATTGAGAGTCGCAGTTGCGATAGTTGCTTGATAGGCCGTCAGCCCTGCGCTCCGTTCTGCTAACGCTACCAAAACGTCACGAAGCGTGTCGACGCCGATCGACTTATCGCCAACCAGCGCGCCCGCCTCACCCAAGTTCTGCTTTAGTACGATCATAGATTCCTCCTATGGCCGGCGGGCTAGCCAACCGACTCGTAGATACCTGCCTTAGAGATAGTGATCACGAATCGCTCAACCGTATCCGGCAGAGCGAGCGATATCTCCGCCTTCATATCACCCGCAGCTCTAACTTCGGGTGGGTTGTTTTCCTCATCGACCTTGATGATTGCGGCTCGCTCGAACTCGTAGTTCTGATCGAGCACGCCGTTACGCCACTCGATACGGAAGTACGCGCGCAAAGACTGCAGCGCTCGTTGCCTCCATTCGGGGCTGTTCAGCTGGAAGATGATCCAGTCGAAGTTCTCCCGCAAAACGTTCTCGTAGTAGGACATCAACTCGCGCTGGTGCTTCCACTTCCATTCGGGATCGGAACTTGGAATCCTCGCACCCCAGATAACAAAGTTTCCCTGCACGCTCTTGATCACCGGAATGCCACGCGGGTTCAACAACTCCTCGTCGAGCGCTCGGTCCTCGGTCTGCAGCTTGACGATTATAGGCAGCGTGGCGTCTACACCAGCCTCAGCTCGGTGGTAGCCACCAGCATCAACAGCCATTCGCGCCTCGCGACCATGTATCTCTCCCGTTCGACTCGAGAGCTTCAGCCTTCCGCTCGAGCCGCCAAGCGGATCGAGTACGTAAGCGTACGAAGGAAAGATCACAGCCATGTAGGGACTTCGACCGATGGTATCGTTTACGTACTCGTCTGCTTCGTTTTCCGTGGTGATCGAGCTGGGAATCTCGATTCGGAACTGGTAGTTACGCGCGGCCGCATATGCGACACCCGCCTTCTGCGCAGTCGTATCAGTTACTCCTGGCATTGCCAGCTTGACCAACCCCATGTTCTTGCCGAACAGACGGTTGAACTGGCTAAGGTTCGTATCCATCGCCTGGATGTAGTTCGAAGCCGCTACGTCCGCGTTCCCATCACGACCGCCGGTAAACTCGAGCGGAGCGGTTACCATAAAGAAATCGTTCGGCGCACCGTCATCTGTCATGGTGCTGCCATCTGCCGCCGTAATGCTTACGTGATCGTTGTCTACGATACGGAACTTGACTCGCTTAGCATTGACTTTGTCCGGATAAACGAAGCCTCCGATGAGAGAGTCAGAGACAAAAGGCTTATAGTTGATCACCAACGTATCTGTGGCCCAAAGGGGAGATGCACCAGCGGTAACCGTGAACGGGGGCGCAAACTTGTTCTTGTCCGCGCCGCCAGCTCCACCAGGTGGGTTGAAGAGCGTTCCAAGAGTAACCGTGCCCAGAGCGCCGAAAACGTCCGACACCGCAGCTCCAGTAGTCGGAGCCGACATCGTAATCGTGATCTTCTGCCGAACCATCTCATCAGTGGTCGTACCGAGAGTCATCGTCGGGTTGCCGCCTCCTGGTGAGTTGATCGTAAAATCGTGGATAACCGCGGTGAGCACTAAATCGGTAACCGACAAGATCTTACCGTAGTGATTTGCTGGCCGTACCGCGGAGGTTATCGATCCAGTCCACAACTGCTCAGCGGATACTTCGTAGTTGGCGGAGTCGTTGTTGATGATGTTCACCCAGTACCTGGGGGCATCCGGATCAACAGATAGGTTTTCGTACTTGCTAACCGCTATCCCGTCCACATAGATAATCAGCGTGAACTCGTTGTCCGGATCGGTATCGCCATCGAGTATCTCGACCGACAGCGCTTTACCGTCGTTCTCGCGAACAAGGTAGTAGCGCAGATCTGCCGGCGTACCAGCGTCGAGATCGTCCCGCATGGTTTGATCAGACGCAACGGTTATTACTCCCGCCGCAGTGTTACTCACGATCGGATACTGCTTGGTCGGCGTAAGCGTGCCTGCGAGCTGAACATACCCGCCTGCCCACTCGTTCTTCTTGAAGCTGGTTGTATCCTTCGTGTCGAGCGTCGTGTTCGCCAGGTCCCCGATTAGAGCAAGGTCATCTGAGTACCGTTTCTCTTTGCCGCCCCATCGACCACCGTTGTGAGCGTACAACGTGCCCATCTGAACGAGCAGCGAGCCGTTTCGCATGTAGAGCTTCATGCTTGCCTTAGCCTCGTTGCCGTCAGTCACCCTAACAGCTACAACCCCACCAGCTCCAGCTGCAACGTTGAACGAATCGTAAATGGCATCGGGACACATCGATTCCGAAATGTACCCGCCAACCCGACGTCTAGCTAAGTCCGGAGTGTTCAAGAAGATCAGCTTGTTGGTCGGTCCCTTCTCAAGCATCCCAGCGTAACCACGCCATCCGAGCGCGCCTGGTACGATCGGCTTGTCGCCCGAGACCTCCCTTATCTGAG